ACCCATGTCCAAACACAAGGATGCCAATGAGTTTCTGATGGAGGGGGATGAATCAGACCTCAAGTGGGCGGCACTCAAGCCACAGAGATTTGCACCAGACAACTTCTTTGTTGGAGACTTGGAAGTAGAGAAGGCTATCACTACTGAGAATCCTTACGAGTATGTACCAACAGGACACACTGGTATTGATGATAAGATCAGAGGACTAGTGAAGGGTGGACTCACATTTATCAAAGCACTCAGAGGTCAGGGTAAGACTGAGCTAGTCAGATACTTTGAGGTAGGACTTCTCAAGCAGAACACAAAGCTTGCACTGCTACACATGGAAGAGATGAAGTCTACAACCTACAGGGCTATGGCAACCTACGAACTAGGATGGAATGTCAGAACCAAAGAGGATGCAGTCACTACAGGATTCAGTGAGGATCAGGTAATCAAAGCAGCACAGAAGATGGCAGGTGGTGAGAACACAGTGATCTTTGAGATGCGTAGTCACGATGATCCAATGCAACTCCTGGACTACGTTAGACTTGCAGCCACAGTCTATGGTGCAGAGTATATCTTTATAGATCACGTCCAACGTCTAGCCTACCTGTCAAACTCTGGTGTTGATGCAGCAACCAGTACGTTGACAACCCTTGGTTCACGAATGGCGCAGCTTGCCAAAGAATTAAATATAGGTGTTGTATTTATATCACAGGTTAACGATGATGGGCGCACCAAGTATGCAGCATCCCTTGAGGAAGAAGCTATCGTCTGTATAAAACTCAACAGAGATACTGAGTCAGAGGATGATGTGGAGAGAAACACAACCCATTTTATTGTTGATAAGAACAGACCCTTTGCCAAGTTAGGCAATGCAGGGTCAGTGTTCTACGATCCTGAGACAACTGTTCTTGAAGAGGTGGTGTTTAACGTATGAAGGTTGTTGTCAGCGATATAGAAACAAATGGTCTTAACGACAGCGACAAACTCTGGATCTGTGGTGGCAAGGATATTAACACTGGTGAAATCTCTAGGTTTGATAACTGTCACGAGGATGATGTTGCTAGGCGTGAAGCTATCAAGTGGTATGAGTCAGCAGACATGATTGTTGGTCACAACTTTGTACAGTTTGATGCACCGATGATAAACAAACTTCTTCAACCCAGATTGATAGATCCAAAAAAGATTGTAGACACTCTCCTGATTAGTAGGTTGGTGAACTACGATATCGAAACACCCAAGGGTGCTAAGTTTCCTCACAGCCTACAGGCTTGGGGTATCAGGTTAAACAAACATAAAGGAGACTTTCATGAGTTTGATAAATTCAGTATCGAAATGGTTGACTACTGGTATCAGGACATCGAGGTTACAGAATCTTTGTTCAGTCATTTCAATGATATTATTTGGAGTCCTGATTGGCGTAAGTCTCTAAGGACAGAGCACGATGTACAGATAGAGCTAGTCCGTACACAACACTACGGTTTCTTCTTTGACAAACCAAAGGCAGAGTTCCTTCTCAACTCAGTCAAGACAAAGATGGGTACACTGGAAGAGCAGTTCCAAGTAGACTTCCCACCTAAACTTACTGAGGTCAATCGCATCAAGTATCGACTCAAGAAAGATGGTGGTGAGATGGCTACAGTTACAAAGGCTAAACAAAAGTATGCCATGACAACTGTAGAAGATGATGACCTAGTTTGTTTTGATTGGATAGAGTTCAAGCCAGGATCTGCAAAGGACAGGATAGATGTTCTGTGGGATGCAGGATGGAAGCCAGTAGATAAAACTAAGACTGCTATCAACTTCTCTCGAAAGAAGATAGGTGATCCATATGGCAAGTCAGTAGTTGCTATGGACGAGAATTTCTACAATCAAAAGAAGAAAGATCTAGACAGGTACGGATTTACTGTATCAGAGGCAAACCTTAGTACACTGCCTGAGACAGCACCTACAGGAGCGAAAGCTCTAGCCCAGTGGTTGACACTTGAAGGACGCAGAAGCTCACTGGTTGAGTGGCTAGGGCAGTGTGGTGACGATTTACGTATTCATGGTAGGATAAATAACATTGGAGCATGGACTGGACGCTGTGCTCACAAAGATCCTAACACTGCTAACATATCTTCTCCGTTTCATGGTGAACCTAAGTCAGCAGTGGATGAAGTCAAGAAACAATTTGATGTGCATTTACGTGCCTGTTGGACAGTTCCTTCTGGCTCTTGGCTAGTGGGTACAGATGCTGACGGTATTCAGTTACGTGTGTTAGCTGACTATCTCTGGAGACACTTTGAAGCAGATCAATATGCACAAGCTATCATGAAGGGAAAGAAAGAAGACGAGACAGACATACACAACGTCAACAAGAAAGCCTTGGCAGTTCCAAATGGAACAAGGGATATGGCAAAGACTTTTATCTACGCTTGGTTATTGGGTGCAGGTGTAGCAAAGACTGGTCAGATACTCAAAGTCAACATGAAGGAAGCACAGGAGGCACGTACTCGTTTCGAGATGAGCATTGATGGTTTGTATAACCTGAAGAATCAACTCGTGCCTTACATTGCTGAACAGGGATACTTTACTGGGTACGATGGACGTAAAGTTCCAGTGCCTAACGCACACAAAACATTGGCAGGGATATTGCAGAACGGTGAGGCTTGCTTGATGAAGCACAGCCTACTCAAGTGGCACGACAAAGCTAGACAGGAAGGGATAAATTTTAAGATGGTTGGTTTCATCCATGATGAATACCAAGTAGAAGTAATAGGAACAGAGGAGGAAGCCAAAAGGTTAGGACAGATACAAGCAGATTGCATGTTAGAAACTGGTCAGGAATTAGGATTTAAAATACCTACTCCAGGATCATATGACATAGGAAAAAACTGGGCTGAAACCCATTGACAACTACAGTAAAAACAATTAGATACAACAACAGTAAAAGAAAAGGAGGGCAATATGCCATCAACACAAATTGATATTAAAGGTACACTCGAATGGGCAAAAGTATTTGAGTCCAACAGAGATCAAGCAGAGTGGAATACCGATACTAACGGTGAGTACAAAGTTACTGTAACCACTGATAAGAAGACAGCAGATGCTTTGAAGAAAGCAGGATGTCAAAAAAAGATGGAGGAAGTAGATGGTGGGGTTCGACTCACTGTGTCACGTCCTCACACTGGCGCTGAAGACTGGATGGGTGGTGAGCCTGTCGTTGCTGATATTTCAGGTAAGGCTTGGAATCTAGATGATAAAGGTCTTATCGGTAACGGAAGCAAAGGTATTGTCAAAGTTGAAGTGTATCGTACAAAGAAAGGTCTTGTAGGCACACGCCTTATGGGTCTTCAAGTTCTTGATCATGTGACCTACAATCCAGAGGAATCACCCTCTGAAATGTTTGCAGATCACAGTAAGAGTTCTGGTGGTAAGTCTTCCTCCCAAAAAGAACCACAGGACTCAGTACCCTTCTAGGTTTTAGTTCCTTTTTACCCTAGAAGATTAAGCCCCCATCTTTTTCGTTCATTTTTAGGTGGGGGCTATTACAAAAAAAGGATATACAATGCCCACAATAGACACCCTCGTTAAAGATATGGAAGATACCATCCTTGGATTAAAAGGGTGGGATCATATCGTTGGTTTAAAGATGGGTGACTCCATTGCCAAGACAGCATTCCAAAGATTCAGTGAACCACAGAAACCTCGTAAGTATCTATCCTTCTCTAGTATAGGAAGCCCTTGTCAAAGAAAACTTTGGTACAAGATAAATGATACTGAGGCTGCAAAGCCTTTGTCTGCAGCAGACTTACTGAAGTTTTTCTACGGAGACATGATAGAAGAATTGGTTCTGTCTATCGTCAAAGTCTCTGGTCACAAGGTGACAGGTGAACAAGACCGCATGTACATTGGAAGTATGGCAGGTCACAGAGATGCAGTGATTGACGGTATGACAGTCGATGTTAAGTCTGCCTCTCCCTATTCGTTCAAGAAGTTTGCAGAGGGTAACTTACGTGAAGATGATCCCTTCGGATACATTAGTCAGTTGAGTTCTTATGTTTATGCTGCAAAGGATGATCCTCTTGTAACAAACAAAACACATGGGGCTTTCCTTGTTGTAGATAAAGTCAACGGAACAATATGCCTGGATGTCTATGACTTCTCGAAAGAGTTAGAACAAAAAGAAAAAGAAATAAAAACTGCAAAGAAAATGGTTAAGGGTAAAATACCTGACCGTCCTTTCAAACCTGTTCCTGTTTCTGAATCAAGTCCTAATACAAAACTACCAAAGACTTGTACCTTCTGTGATTTTAAAAAGAAGTGTTGGCCTGAAGCCAGGAAGTTTGTCTACAGTAATTATGATTCTTACTTAGTAGATGTAGTTAAGAAACCAAACGTGCCAGAGGATCTTACCTACAATGAGCAAAAAGAAGTTTAATGCAGCAGCACTCAGGGCAGGGTATCGTTCTGGCTTTGAGGATGAGACAGCCAAGTATCTAAAAGAAAAAGGTGTAAAGTTTACCTACGAGAAAGAACGTATAGAGTGGCTAGATATTAGGACTCGCCACTACACACCTGATTTTATTTTAGAGAATGGTATTGTCATAGAAACCAAAGGACGTTTCGTATCTAACGATAGACGCAAACATGTCGAGATAAAAAAACAATACCCAGACTTAGACTTACGTTTTGTATTTCAGAATAGCAAAGCCAAGTTATACAAAGGAGCTAAGTCTTGCTACGGTGACTGGTGTAAACGTCATGGTTTTAAATACGCAGATAAAGTAATTCCTGATGAATGGCTAGAAGAATAATCTTGACGTGTTTAATTTAATTCTTATAACTTGGAGATTCCTGTGTTGTTTGAAATAACAATGCTAGTTAATTTAGACCCTGACGCAAACTTTATAGCTGCGGATAAGGATGGTGCAAAGATAGGACTTGAACAAGTCGTGTCGGATGCAGTGTATGATATTGATGATGTTGAAATAGTAGAAATAGATGTAAAGGAAAAATGATGCTAACACGACAAGACTTAGAAGACATGGGATACTTTGAGGCTTTTGATGAGGTTAAAGAAATTAACCTGTCTGATTATGCAGAGTGGGTTGAGAATAAAATTGTAACCACTGGTGACAAAAGAATATTAGAAAACACTATGGGTTTTATTGGAGAGACTGGTGAGTTCTTTGAGAAGATAAAGAAACACGTAAGAGACAAGACACCACTGGACAAAGAGGGTGTCACACTTGAAGCAGGTGATGTTCTCTTTTATTATGTAGCCCTGTTAAATGTGTTAGATATAAAATTAAAAGACGTTCTAAAAAAGAATATGCAAAAGCTAGATAGCAGAGAAAAAAGAGATAAAATAAAAGGATCGGGAGATTATAGATGAACAACTACTTACCAACGGACTATCAATCATTTATTCATACATCACGCTACGCCAAGTACTTTGATGGTAAGGGCAGAGAGTCCTGGCCTGAAACAGTAGGGAGATATGTTGAGAATGTAGTTAGACCAGTCGTAGACACAGAGACAGCTAACGAAATAGAACAGGCTATACTAGGTTTAGAAGTTATGCCTAGCATGAGAGCTATGATGACAGCAGGT